AACTTTAGCTAACACTACTTTTGCAGGTGGTGGAGCTAGAAACGTAATTGTGACTACCACAGGCACAGGCGATAACGCAAAAACCACGACCATCACGGGGACAGATGTTTTCGGTAACACCTTGACGGAAACTATTATCTCTACTGGTAGTGCCGAAGCGGTTGCTGGGACCAAACTGTTTTTAACAGTTACATCTGTGGTTTGTTCTGCACAATACGCGGCAAACATTAAAGTTGGGTCGGGAACTTTGTGTGCGGAAGCAGTCAATAGTTCTGCTCGATTACGTCTCAAAGGGATGTCCATAGTTTCTGGTGGAACCGCAGGGACCGTTGAATTTATCAATGGTACCCCAGAAGACGGAACGGTGCTGTTTAAATCACGGACAATAGGCACAGACAACACCACTACCGATAGAACTATCCCCGAAGAGGGGGTTTTGTTTGATAGTGGTATGTCAGTGAAATATACCGTTGGCACTATCGACATGATGACGTTTTTCCACGCCTAAGTATGGCTAAATCGAAAGGCAAAATGCCTGCCCGAAATAAACAAAATTTTCGGCCTACAAGTAAAGGCGCAGGCATGACTGCTGCCGGGGTTGCCGCCTATCGGCGGAAAAATCCTGGCAGCAAGTTGCAAACTGCCGTAACCAAAAAGAAAAATTTAACAGAAAAAGAAAAAGCGCGGCGTAAATCGTTCTGCGCTCGTTCTGCTGGTCAAATGAAAAAATTTCCCAAAGCGGCGAAAAACCCAAACAGTAGACTTCGCCAAGCTCGAAAAAGATGGAGATGTTGATGTGAAAGCAGAGGATGTATTGATAAAACTAGAGCAGCATGAGGCTGAATGTAATTTAAGATATGCTCGGATAGAGGAGCGATTGGAAGAACAAAAGATTACTTTAGCTAAGCTGGATTTACGCCTATGGGGCTTAGCGGTATTGATTGTTGCGGCAGCGGTTGCTGAACAGTTAATTTAATGACGATTCGCCGCAGTAGCATGAGTAAACAGATTGCAAACCCTCCGCAAAAGAAAAAGTGGAGTGCAAAGAGAAAGCGGTCAGTCAACTGTGACAGACCAAAGGGATTTTCAGAAAAAGCGTATTGCGCTGGGAGAAAGAAACGTGGCAAAAAAAGCTAAAAGTGGCGGAAAAATTTGTCCCGAAGGAAAGGCTTGGGCTAAACGAACTTTTGATACATACCCTTCAGCTTATGCAAATCTTGCTGCATCAAAGTATTGCAAAGATCCCAACTATGCGAAAAAAGCTAAGGGTGGTAAAAGGAAGGGCAAATAATGCGGGCAAAGGTTAAGAGCAGAATTAACAAAGTGGCTGGTGCTTTGAATAAAGCCTCAAAAAAACATGCGGCTCAAGCCAAGACATTGAAAGGCTTAGTTAATGGCAAAAAAAGAACCAGCAAAAGGAACGGGTAAAAAACCGCCAAATACAGACCGTCGGTTGTATACGGATGAAAATCCAAAAGACACGGTCAGCATAAAATATGCGACTGAAGCAGATGCTCGCGCGACCGTGGCAAAAGTCAAAAAAATAAAAAAACCTTTCGCTCGTAAAATACAGATACTTACCGTGCTGGAGCAAAGAGCAAAAGTAGCGGGTAAACCTAAACAAGCCGCAATTGCTAAACGTGGCAAGCAAGCGATTAGGAAGCAGCATGGCAAAGCTTAGATATGATCGATTTTACTACAAGCCGTTACCGGACGAAGTGACGCTCGATAATAGTGATATCGACGGTATTGGTGTTTTTGCCCTACAAAATATTGAAGAGGGCGTTGATCTTGGTGCCACTCATATAAAAGTGCCGATGATTGCCGGGTACATTCGAACCCCTTTAGGTGGTTTTTTGAATCATGCGGAAGAGCCCAACTGTTATCTGGCTTTGTCGCAGGATTGGGACGATTATAGGGTTTATAATTTAATTACGATGTGCGAAATCGAGCAAGATGAAGAGCTCACGTTAAACTATGATTTTTGAGTGGAGCCGTTATGGGACAACTTAAACAGTGGCTGAAACAAAACTGGGTTCGGATAGGATCTGATGGATCTATCAAAGGTCCCTGTGGCACATCAAAAGATACAAAAAAACCAGACCGTTGCCTGCCGGCCGCGAAAGCAAGAAGCCTCAGTAAAGCAGAAAGGGCTTCTACTGCTAGAAAAAAGAAGGCGGCACAGCAAACAGGCAAAAAGGTTGTAAAAAACACACCAAAAGCAACGGTGAAAATGAGCTCTGGGGGTGTCGCTGGACGCTTCCACAGAGGGTGCGGGGCAGTCATGCCTGATCGTAGAAAGCGGACGAAATATTCATAGGAGGTCATTATGAAAAAGTCCAAAGGAAATATGGTTATGAAAAAGGCCAAAGGCGGCATGGTTATGAAAAAGGCCAAAGGCGGCATGGTTATGAAAAAGGCCAAAGGCGGTCCGGTGATGAAAAAAGCTAAGGGCGGCATGGTTATGAAAAAAGCTAAGGGCGGAACTGTTCGCAAAATGAGTAAAGGTGGGACTGTTCGTAAAATGAGTAAAAGTGGTGCTACGCGGACTAAAACCACAACCATTGTAAGAGGGTATTAATTTGCCTTACTTAATTAGCAATATCCCACATTTCAAATGTTGGGTCAGACGCGAGTTTACCTGTAATCATGAACGGTATCATGGCGAATATCTCCATGCACTCGCGATTGCTGTCAACACAATTCCTGATAGATCTTTAACTTTTCAGGTAGTTTTTACTGGATGTGAAAGACATTTAGAGGACAGTGATGAAAATTTACATGGGGGTGCAATGTGGGCTCGTATGCCGATAGAAGCCTTAGTCGCTGACATCGATATTGACGGTTGGCCAGAAAGGATGGAAGACCATCTTTGTCAACCTTGGGACTGTGAATCGTTTAATCATTCTGTTGTCGTGTTAGATCGAGTCAGTTCTAGTCCTTGGATCGCTAAAGTCAATCATGAATTTTATGAGGCGCGATACATGTTTACTGTTGACTATACGGAAAATGCTATCGCAGATAGCCCCGATCAGCATAAACAAAGTCATGTTTTATATTTAACAGAGGGCCCCTGGGAGGGTAATGTGGTCGCTTTGCCTAATAATCGGGTCAGAGCCACAAGTCCTGCTTTATGGGATACCGGCGAGGGTGCTCCAGACTTTAAGCCTAGTCAATATCTACATTCGGCCGAGGGACATACAAGTTACACAGATCCTGATATAGTTTTTGATAATCTGTATTCAGATGGGATAGAAGAATAATGGCAACATCAAGCTCTACAAATTTTGAATTAGACGTAGCAGATTACATCGAAGAGGCTTTCGAAAGATGTGGGCTAGAGGTTCGCACTGGCTATGACATGAAAACCGCCAAGCGTTCTTTGAATTTGATGTTAGCAGAGTGGGCCAATCGTGGCTTGAACCAGTGGACGATTGTGCAAAGAACACAGGCACTGACGCAAGGTACGCAAGAATATGCTTTGGCAACAGACACAATCGATATTTTATCTGTAGTAGTGCGGCGATCTGATACAGATTTTGCTTTGCAACGGGTTAGCAGAGATCAGTTTCTAAATATACCGACTAAAACCACTCAAAGTCGACCAACTCAATTTTTTTTAGACAGGCAGGTGACACCAAATTTAAAAGTTTGGCCGACGCCAGAAAATAGCACAGATACTTTGGTGTTTGATGTGTTAACTCGGATGGATGATGCCGACACATTTACAAACACCTTAGATATGCCTTTCAGATTTTTTCCTTGTTTAGCTGCGGGGCTCGCTTACTACATTTCTATCAAACGCGCTCCAAATCGTGCTCAACTTTTAAAAGCAATGTATGAGGAAGAGTTTGAAAGAGCAATGACGGAAGATCGCGACAGAGCCTCGTTCAACGTAGTGCCGCAGTATGAATATTTTAGGACAACGTGATGTCAAAATTTGCTCAAGGAAAATATGCCTATGGAATATCAGATAGATCTGGTTTTCGGTATAAGTATAAAGACATGCGTCGTGAGTGGAATGGACTGTTAGTTGGTCGGGACGAATATGATCCAAAACATCCGCAACTTGGCCCTTTCCGCAAAGTTGTTGACGCACAGGCATTGAAAGATGCAAGACCAGATCGAAAAGAACCCTTACAAGTTTTTGTTGGCGTACAAACGATAGAAAACCATAAGGCAAAAAAATTACTGGCCTTTTCTTTTGTAGGACAAGTGACGGTGACGACATGAGCTTTACTTTTGCTACTTTAAAGACCGCGATACAAGATTATACAGAAAACACAGAAACGACTTTTGTCAATAATTTAAGTATTTTTATTAAACAAGCCGAAGAACGTATTCTCAAAAACGTGCAGTTATCGTTGTTCCGAAAAAACGTCACGGCAAATTTTTCTGCTTCAGACCAGTTTTTAGCGATTCCGTCTGATTTTTTAGCACCGTTTTCTTTGTCATTTACAGACAGCAATAGCAACAAAAATTTTCTGTTGTTTAAAGACGTGAATTTTTTGCAAGAGTTTCATCCAAAATCGTCCGATACCGGGACACCGCGTTTCTACGCTACATTCGATGTCAATAATTTTATTATTGCTCCGACTCCAGCAAGTGCCTTGGCCGTGGAATTACATTATTACTATCGACCTAATAGTCTGACATCTGGAGCCGATAGTGGGACAACGTGGCTTTCAGACAATGCTCCAACAGCTTTGTTGTATGGATCGTTGATTGAAGCTTATACCTTTATGAAAGGTGAAAAGGATCTAGTAGATAATTACAACGCTCGTTTTTTAGAGGCTATTACCTCCCTAAAAATATTGGGAGAGGCCGAAGAAACAACACAAGAATATAAAATTGGCCGAATTGTGCGAGATAAACAATGATGAATGGCATGAGCATGGACTTTGGACCAGCGTTTCAAGTTGAAATACAAACAACTGACAACAGAGGTCAGACTCCTGAAGAGGTTACGGCCCGATGTGTTAATAAAATTATCAGCATATCTGATCACGCCACGCCAGAAGTAAGAGAGCAAGCTCATGCTTTTCGTGCGAATCTTGAAAAAATCATTGTTTTGTATATGAAACAGGCGATTCGTTCAGATCGAACGACTGTGTATAATGCAATCAAAGATTCAGGCCATGACAAGTTGGCTGAATACATAAGGAGACTGTGATGGCTTTTAGTGGAAACTTTTTATGTAGTTCCTTCAAGCAAGAATTGTTGGAAGGGAAGCATAACTTTTTAGCGAGTGGTGGGAACACGTTTAACATAGCTTTGTATGACAACAATGCTAGTTTTACGGCAGCAACCACAGCATATACCACAAGTAATGAAATTAGCGGAACCAACTACTCCGCTAAGGGACAAGCACTAAACCCAGTAAACCCTACCCTAAGTGGCACGACGGCTCTTGTTGATTTTGCAGACGAAGTGTTTTCAAACGTAACAATTTCGGCTGTGCGTGGCGGGTTAATATTTAATGACAGTGCAAGTGGTGATCCGACAGTGGCTGTTCTGGACTTCGGTGCTGATAAAGCAGCAACCTCTGGGGATTTTACAATTGTGTTCCCAACAGCAGATGCGAGTAACGCGATAATCAGGATTGCGTAATGACCAGCGTTGTTGTCTCGCTCGGATTAGGGTGGAACTCATCCACCACCGGCTGGGGCGAGGGCGGCTGGGGCAATGATGTAGCGATTGGAACAAATGCTACGGCATCTGTTGGATCGGTCTCTACAACGGGTGATGCAAACATCACCACAACAGGATTTGGGACGACAGCTAGTTTAGGTGTTGTCTTTGAAACACAGAACGGTGTTTCTGGTACAGCAACTTTAGGTAGTTTCTTTACCACAAACACAATAGGTGCAATGACATCATCGTTGGGCACTAGTAGTGTGACGGGCGATGCTAACACCACAGTAACAGGTTTATCCGCTACAGGTTCAATCTCTCCCCGTGTTGTTTTAGTATGGTCACAAATAATACCTTCGCCGGGGACAACATATACAGCGATAACCCCTGCGCCGGGGACAACGTATACCGAAATAGTAATAAGGTGATTTAGATGGCTAGTACCTTTGTAAATGATCTCCGATTGGAGGAGATGGCAACTGGCGAAAACTCAGGAACTTGGGGTACGAAGACAAACGCCAACCTTGAGTTGATTGGTGAGGCACTGGGCTTTGGCACAGAAGCGATCACCACGAACGCCGACACACATACCAGCACAATCGCAGATGGATCGACAGATCCAGTTCGTGCGATGTTTGTTCAATACACTGGCACGTTAGATTCAGCGTGTACGATTACAATCGCTCCAAACACGATTAGTCGTGTTCACATTATCGAGAACGCAACCAGCGGCTCCCAAAACATCATTATCAAGCAAGGCTCTGGAGCAACCGTCACTATACCAAACGGTAAAACATCCGTTGTGTATTTGGACGGAGCGGGTAGTGGTGCGGCGGTTGTTGATGCACTGACAGACCTGAACATTGCTGGAACATTCAACGCGGCAAGCGATATCGTTTCTGCTGGCACAGTACAGGCAACGGGTGACACAGCGGCAGGAGATGGAGCCGCGATGGGTTTCACTTCTGCTGAAGGTTTGATTCTGACGGGGCAGGGGTCTACCAACGACGTTACCATCAAGAATGATGCAGATGCAGATGTTTTGGAAATCCCAACCGGAACAACAAATGTCACCGTTGCTGGAGACATAACAGCCGCAGGGACGCTGCTTGCCACTGGCGACACAGCCGCTGGAGACAATGCGGCGATTGGCTTCACAGCCGCAGAAGGTTTGATCTTGACAGGCCAAGGTTCGACTAACGACGTAACCATCAAAAACGATGCCGACGCAGATGTAATCGAGATACCCACAGGTACAACCAACGTCACAGTGGCAGGTGGTTTGACGGTTGGTACTGTCGCGACAGCGAAGACAGACACAGATACATCGAACACAGGCAGTGTCACACTAGACTTTTCTGCTAACCAAAACTTTGTACTCACACTGACCGGTAACGTCACACTGGCTAACCCGTCCACTGAAACGGTTGGTCAGAGTGGATTCATCGTGTGCATACAGGACTCCACTGGAGGCAGGACATTGAGCTTAGGAACAGATTATGAAACAGCCGCTGGTGCAGGAATTACATTGTCCAGTGCCGCAAGTGCTACAGACATCATTCCTTATGTCGTAGCGGCCTCTGACCGTATCCTTCTGGGTGCGCCGCAGTTGGCGTTTAGCTAATGAGTGGCCCATTCGGCTCATCACAATGGATGTATGCATCGGGCGGTTTCTATGGCTTTGATATCGAAAGCTCTCTACGGTTTAACGATGATGACGGTGCGTATTTAGAATTCACTCCTACATCTGCGGGTAACCGCAAGACTTTCACGTTTTCTGCGTGGGTTAAACGAGCGCAATCAACGGGCAATTATCAACGCATTTTTGCTTGCGGTGATTCTACTGATAACTATTCTTTGGTGTATCACGATACAGGAAACTATCTGACATCTCAGATAAGAATAAGCGGGTCTAATTACACAGTCGCGACAGCGGCCTTATACCGTGATCATTCCGCTTGGTATAACATCGTTGTAGAAGTAGATTGCACAAACGCTATCCATAAACTTTATGTAAACGGTCAACAAATTACAGAGTTTCAATCGACACCAACAAATCCTCCAAATTCTAATACCAGTGTAGGAAACACCGTTGCTCACTACTTGGGTAAAAACTCAGAAAGTGATCAACATTATTTTGAAGGCTACATGGCCGAAGTCAATTTCATCGACGGTACAGCCCTTGGGCCAAC